TGGACATGTCGATTCAAAGAGACAGGACTAAAAATGGCCGTTAAACGATTGATATTAAACAGGCTGATATTCACAGACCGATCAACAATCGGAGAGCTATCGATTGAAGGACGACCGATTTGTTTTACCCTGGAAGATACATGCCGGGATCATAAGATCGCTGGTGTGACAGCGATACCGTCCGGGACCTATTCCGTGATTATTACATGGTCAACGCGGTTTCAGAAGAACCTTCCGCTCCTTCTCAATGTCCCTAATTATGAGGGCATCCGTATTCACTCAGGAAATAAAGACAAGGATACAGAAGGATGTATTTTGGTCGGTCTTACAAAGGACAAGGACTGGATCGGAGACTCACACAAGGCAATGGATATCGTCATGCCGATCATTGAGGACGGCCTTAAAGACGGGGGGAAGGTAGAAATCGCCATTATCGGAGGACGGGAACATGCCTAAGTGGATTGCGTATATCGTCGGTAAATTTATCGGAAACAAACTAAACCTACAGGAGGACACAAAAATGGATGGAACAAAAAGCAGATGGCTATCGAAGGGAGTATGGACTGGAATCGTAACGACACTTCTTGGTGTCTATGCTCTTGTTAGCACTGTGCTGATGCCTGCGCTTGGACACGCTCCTCTCCCTGCGGTTCCAGATTGGATTCTTACGATCCTTGGAACTCTCGGAATCTATAGCCGAATGACAGCGACGGAAAAGCTGAAGTAATGTCCATCTACATGATCCGTAACGGTCGGCCAGAACTGACCGGTACCGCTCAGATCATGTTTCAGAACGCCGCCAGAGAGTTTGAGTGTTCGCCGGAATATCTTCTTACTCTCTGGCTTGAGGACTGGCACAAACGAAAGACAAGCAAGAAAAAGACCCGCCGAAATAAGGGAGATCCCCCGAATGGCATGGTCTGAAGTCTACGAAATAAACGTGGATCGTTTTCCGTACAAGATGAATATCCACGGATTCTCGGATTTACAGATAGGTTCAGAAAGCACTTCCATAAGAGCCATAAAACAAAGAGTCGAAGAAATCATAGACGATCCCATTGATTCAGGAACTATAATCCTGGGCGATATTGTTGACGAGGACAGGCCATCCACAAGGTCCATGCGTAAGGCGGCGTTTTCGGACAGGGTTGAAGTTATATCGAGGGACGCTGAAAATCACATGGAATGGATTGATCGCCATGTAATCCCTGAACTCCTCCCTCTCCAAAAAACAAAGTTCGGTATTATGGCTGTACTGGCCGGACATCACTACACCCAAATCACTCCATACCTAAACTCCGCTCAATACATCTGCAATCGCCTTAAAGAACTTACCAAACGAGAGGCCCCGTATCTTGGCGTGATGTCCTCATTCATGGATTTAAGATTTAGATCAAATGGAAAATCCATTAGAAGCGTAGGACATATTCAGCATGGTGAAGGTGGAGGGCAAACCAAGGGATCGACCATAGCCAGGCTAGACAGAACTTCTCAGGGTTTCTATGCGGACTGGTACGTTAGAGCGCATGACTGTCAGTTGGTTTGCACCAAGACAGACCAGCTATTTCCAAAGATGATAAAGTCTGGGTCTGAACCCGATATCATGTCTAGAACCGTAACCTACCTAAACCTGGGGTCCGCCACCCAAGGCTACCAGCCATCTAAGAAAGACCCTTCTTATGTTGAAAACGGAATGATGAGGCCAACAACGATGGGGTGGGGAACTCTGAAATTGAATGTTAGAAAGGCATGGAAGCACGAAGACGACGGTCAGAGTTATAAAATAGACATTAAAGTCGAGATTTGACCGTCGATAGACTTCGTAGGATTCTATTTAAGGACTGTAAATTCAATTATTGGCATCACAGGTCATTCCTCATACGGATCGATCTTATATTCGTTCATTAGTTCCCAGAACTTATCAGAAAACACTTTCCAGGTGGCCTCTTCCTTCTCATCTCCATACTTCGTGTGCCGTCTTATCTCATTAGCCATGTCGTGCAACAAGGACCTATAAACAGTCCCTTTCGCCGCTGACTCATACTCGTATTGATCTTTAGGGAGGTTAAACGTCAGAATGGCTTTCATTTGTTACCCCCATCGCCTGATGTCCAGAAAGACCCGTTTTACAGTTGACATAGTCCTTACAGTGGCACTCTTGTTCATCCCTCCGAATCCGGACCCCGTTTACTTGGCTCCACTCACATTCGCCAGCACCTACTCCGGCGCAAATTCCGTAATCATGCGCCTCTTGGGGATAGGAAGGATTCATTATTAGGCCGTGGTGATGGTCATCCCAAGGATGTCCACAAGAACAATTAGGCGGTTCCGAATGGTTCATTATTACTTCCCCTTGCTCTGAGCTGCCGGCGAACTTTTCAGGGCTCGTATTTCTTTTGCAACCATGTCGCCTGCTCCCAAAATGTCATCCGCAACCTTCGCCGCATCTTCCAACCCCCGCTCATAGGCCGCTTGTTCGGCTTGCTTGATTGCTTCGCATATTACTTCTTGGAGCTTAGGGAACTGCTCCTGAAGAATCGACTCTTTTCTACAGCCATTGCGTAAATCTAAATGGATTAAGAAATTGTCGAAGATAACACTTCTGGCCCTTGCTTCCACCGTCATCTCTTTGTCGTTGTGGCATCCACATTTACACCCCTTGTGAACATTGGCGTGTCCTTCCCAGCAATATGATTCGTGCTTCCGTTCCCATTTAGGATCTTTGTCGTTGTGGGGGGTCATAGTTCCTCCTGACCGACGATATAAACTACGCCGCGCCAAACCTTGAAGTAGATCACGACCGGAGAATCTACAGCGGCGTATGTTGGCAAGAACAATAGCACGATTTTCTTCCACCAATTTATCGGACCACTCTTTTTAAACACATCGGGATCGTAGAAAGGATTCATCCCCTACCCCTTCCCCTCAAGTGCGAATTTAATTCTAGGCACAATGTACACGGATTTTTAACATCACAACGATGCCTAAAATGTTCATTAACAGCCGCCTCCTTCACCCTCCTCAGCTTCTCGTTTTCGTCGAGAATGGTGGATTCTCTGCGATGTCTGATTGAGTTTTCTTCATATAGCACTTCAATTGTGTAGAGCATTTCAATCGTCTCTTTCCGATTAAAGTTATTAGCGGAAACACGTTCCCGCAACTCCGCGAGCTTTGTTTTGTCGATCATATTCTCCCCGATTTAATGAAGTGAGCAATTATTTGACCCAATATGCACGAAACAACGCCGACCGTATACCCGATCCAGTAATCAATCATTTCTTCCTCCGCTTCAGGCAGTTTTTGCAGGTCACTTTCTTGTATTTGTCACCTAGCTGGCCGGGCGAAAGCCTTGTGTAGTGCAACCCGCAAAGAACAGCAAGATCACCTGTAAACCAATGAACCACTTTTCGTTTCATCGTTCCCGTCCTTTTAATTTCAGAAACGCCTCTTTGTAGCTGGTATCTCTACAGCACCCGTCACATCCGTGGATATGCGGACCGTGCCCGACGCCGTGCGGGCATTGGATCTCATTGCGTCCTGTGTTTGTCCAGTCAGATGGGCTCATCGTGTCCTCCATATTTATTGCACATGGCCGGATTCCCCACCCGGCTCCCTAGCAAGTTACTGTTCAACCCTAGCCACATGGAATCGCTCAGACTCAGCTTATCGCCTGTCAGGGCTCATTCGTATTGCTATCCATGCACTTGCTCGTTCTTACCCGGCACTGACATGCCGCATATGCAAATTTGTGGGGAGCCATAGCCACGCCTAGGACGCTCCAATTATTAAGGCTAGACTCCCCAAATCGTTCATTTATTTTTGTCCAGCATCCAGAGGGGGAGTTTCACTTCTCCACCTCCTTGTTCAGGGCGGCGATTAGAGCGTCGGCTTGCTCGACTGCGTATCGAGCGGTGTTCTCTGCGCTCCAATCTTCCGGATGAGCATTTAAACCCTGCATCGACATCGCCGCGAAGTACTCGCGCTTGGTGAGGCCACATGGCCTAGGAGTTCCATCTGCATTTACTGTTTTGACTAAGAACGCTGGGTCATTAGGATTTGTCACTTCTCCACCTCCGTTTTTCCTGATGCTTGGAGCCATGCTTCTTTTCGCCACTTTGGTATTCCTTTCCAAGATAAAACCTCCTCCGCACACTCAAGGCGGTGGATGAGATCAGGAACCTTTGTATTCCACCCCTTTACCTGATTACAGTATTCTTTAATCTGCTTCAAATCCTCATCTGAAAATGTAGTCATATAACCTTCTTTCTCCGGTGATAATACTCTCTATGCCATTTTGTTCTGCACGGTTTACAGTAACGTCTAATTCCGTCGTGCCCGGTGAACGGATGGCCACACGATGCTATCGTCTTTCTAGCGTTAATTGCTCCCGGGCTATTACCACGAAGAATATTTACGCGATGAGTTACTGCCTCTAAATGATCGGGTCTAACGCATAAAGTGTTCTTGCATAAATGGTCAATATCCATGTTTTCTGGTATTGGCCCGACGTACTTCTCATAGGCTACGCGATGAGATTTTCGTAGTCTATAGTAACCATAAGTCAAACCATTAGCATTGGAAGATGCCCCGTTCCAGATCCAACATCCGCTTGCTGTCTTCGAGAAGTGCTTCTCAAATGTATCTCCCTTTGGAAGACTTCCTCCTGCTCCTCCGTTCTTTGCGAAGCTCATTTCCGATCCTCCAATGCGTCCAGCCTGTCCAGCGTTTCGAGGAGGGTCATTTGTTTGCCTCTGACGTAAGGCGAAGATTGACGAAATCTGCCAATTCTTTCACTAGATATTTCCCGTCGCGATTTAGTTTATCGGACAGGTAGCACAGCTGGTTCTCTGTCTTTCCCCGGCACGATATTTGCAATTCAGAAGAAAACTCGTTTAAGAATCTGCTTTGCATCTCATCGTCAGAGTGTGCTAGTTCTTTTGCAAGAATTACCACAAGCTCTCGTATTTCAATTCTCATCTTACCCTCCTGCCCGCGTGGCGGGGTTCAGCAGTTCTGGATTCTCCCATACGTTGCCGATTACTTCGGCTCCCCATTTGATCTCTCTCATCTCACTCCTCCTCTTGTCACGAACTCGCCTTCATCGAACGCGCCGGGGCCCGGTAGATCTCGTAGCTCCTCCACAGAAACGGCAACCGCTGGAAATGGTGATTCTTCATAATTCGATAGACTTGCGGGTCGTTGTTTTCAACGAATATGAACCCTCCGGGAATGATGCGACGCATGGCCATAAGCAGGTCGTCCCAATCATAGGGATCGGACACCATCACAATATCGTCCTTCGTCGGATTCGGAATGCACTCCCTCAGGAACCGGAAGAACGCCTCGTCGGCTTGTGTGAACTCCTCGTGGAAACTTGCGACGGGCTTCGGACAAAGAGCCGAAGAGGATACGGAATCCCATGACTTCGCTGGAGAGCTTGTGGAGGCTCTCAGCGTAAGCAGTAACATGAGAAATAAGATCTTCACGGCTCATCTCTCCGTAATTCATTAGCGTATTCCCGCATTGAGTTTTCCTTCTTTATCCGCTTTCGCTTTTATTTGGTCCTGCCTGGAATCCTCTTCCATACAACTTGGAAGATCCAATACTTTTACATCTGGACGCTGATAGCTTGGCATCTTGTCCTTGGGTGGTTTCTCGTCGGATGGTTTAACCGATTCGGCGGTATTGGGTGGAATATCGCAAACGCAAACATAGTTGTACTCGTAGCAACCCTTATTGCATTTAAGATCAGCTGATGCGGGTATTTGTACAGACAATGCCATCATGGCGATCATTGTTTTCATGGGATCTCCTTTTTTGAAATAACAGCCTCGCCCCCAGGGGTCAGGTGGGGGAACAATGCACATGAGGAGGGTTGCATTATCTTTGACGAGGCTGAAATCATTAGCACTCCGTTAGTGTGACGACGATCTTTGGGTTCTTTTTATCCGGTTCTGGAAAGCTGTGAGAGATCCCTCTAACCCACGTTCGTGTATCGTTTGGAATGACTCCGCACATGACCAAAGAATCTGCGAGGACCTTAGTTCCCCCACATATATTGTCTAGATCCCTTTTTGAATTTGGTTCTGTCCATTCGATATGAATAACGACGGGGCCTTTCGCTTTCCCTTGGAACTGTGCTCGCACGTAAGCAGCGCACATTTCTTTTTCTTCCTTTCGCTTCTTACCTCCCAAGAACCGATTCCATGCCGCCAGACGGATGATGTCGTTAGTTCCAGATAGACGAAATGGGAATATGAATTTCACTTGGTTTTCTCGTCGTACAGGATTTTTACGCTACGCCATAGCGCATCCGCATCAACATCGTAAGGTTCGAAGTGATAAGTCCCATCGTCTTTGAGTTGGAGCGCGGCCAACTTCGGAGTGGCCAACGCACCGTTCGCCATAACAAGCATCCAGTACCCCGCCAACTGAATCTTGATCGTGAAGTGTTGGAGTTGTTTTACGCATTTGTTATCGATAATCCACTGCTCATCGCCAATCTTTCCAGCAATGTCTAATCGTCCCGCTACGCCATCGGCATAGAATGGAGTCTCGCAAAGGATGGGAACAAAACCGCTTTCGGTCTTCCACTTCCTAAACGCTTCCAGTCTCGGTCTAACGTAATCGTCAACCGTGGTTTCATCCAGTTCTTCGCGCAGATCAAGCTCGATGGCTTTTGCTGACGCTGTTCCGATCTCTCCATAGATCGGATCGCCTTTGTATTCACGGTTAAATACCTTGTCAATGATCTTGTTCACGCTAGGAACTTCTTTACCATCGACGGTGTATTTATGCTTTGCATCGTTATATTCCAGTTTGTACGGGAGCTTCGCTAGAAACTCCGCTTGCGATTCGTACCACTTCATTTCTTTCCCTCTTTATCGATCATCGCCACAACCTCATTGAGCTGATCTCTGGTCAGGTCTTTGGTATGTTCAATCCCATAAGCAGACTGTAAATGCTTCTTCAGCGCATCGGCCTCAAACCCCGCTGACCGCCACTTAGCGAACAGAAACTTCTGTTGCTTTTCTGAAATGACTTTAGACGCACTAGGCTTCGATTCTGATGTGGGATTCTCCACCGCAGGACCTACGGATTCTCCGGGGAATTCGATTACTTCTTCTTGCGGTTCAGGTTCTGTATTTTCCACCGGTACAGGGATTTCTGCTTTTTGTTTTGGCATTTGCACCGTTGGTTTTGTGTTAGCCTGATCCATTTCTTCCGTGGCATACAATCCACTGGTTTCGTTTGGAAATGCCCGGCGCAGGGCGTGTGCTTCAGCGCACTTAGCCAACATGGCGTGAGGTAGTTTCTGCCACAGATTGTTAAACGAGTTCACATACTCTTTGAAATACGCTGTAGATGAAACCTCAAACCACTGCCCTCCAACACTTTTCATAATGTAGGCGGTGGCTGATTCCAGGACTCCGTCTTTGTCGTAGGTATAGGTCGGAGCTTTCCCTGGTGCGTACCGTCCGGTTCTATCCGCAATTAATCGCAATCCGTCGATACTTGTCTGCGCCGTAAGGTTCCCTTTGTACTTTACGGCGTAGATTTGTTTTGCGAACGGATCAAGCTGAACCTTCTTGCAGACATTCAAAAACACGGCGAACTCGTCGTCAGTGGCGTCTTTGCAGACAGTGCGCTTAAGAAGTTGAACCTGTTCTGGCGTAAAAGATTGAGATTTAACTGTTTCGACTATTTCTCCGGTCTTTGTGTTAATCGTTTCTATGGCTTGATTCTGTTCCATATTTCCTCCTCAGTTATTTAAAGCGTTGCCCATTTTCTCCCGCGCCACTTCCCAGCAATCGTCACAGCGTGTCACCCGCAATCGTTCCTCGGTTTCAATCAGAAGGATCTCGGTTAAATGATCAACGGACCTCTTACACGCTGGACAAATCAAATCGTTCATAATCCGCATCGCTTCACCAGCTCTGAAATAACATGAGGGGCATACCAATAACCCGTAATAGATTTTCGTAGCAGTCCGTTTTGTCTTAGGTTTGATAGGCCGACCGATATCGTGGCCTGTGACACCTTGAACCGATCAGCTAATTGATTCTCGAACTCGTTTAAGTATCCGCAGGGGGAACCGTCCCACAGCATCGGCTCTATGCGCTGATAAAGCCATTGCGCTGTAGGTGAGCATTGCACCAGGATCATGACTGTTTCTCCTTTCATCCGTTATCCCTCAAGTTCATTCGATCTTTTCGGTACTCGTTGTAACACCATGGACACCCGGTTTCTGTGTCGTATTCGATGTCGTGCGTTGGGCATGTGTTCAAAGTACTCCCCACTGATCAGCCATAGCGTCGGCGATCCCTTGATATGTGCGGCTTCTGAGTTTCCAGCGGTCCGCAGACGGACCTATTTTGTTCTGCCCGCTTTTGGTTTGATTGTGCCAGCGTCCACTTTGGGGGAGCTGCAAGACGTTTGTGGGTTTAAGCGGTGGAAGATTTTTCAGCCATAGACACGTCTTCTTGCTTTCATAATGCCCAAACTGCCAAGGCTGTATGATCTGGTCAGGCTTCCTGATGGCTGTAGAAATACAGCTCACAGGATTTTCTATCGCAATTCTAAGCGTGGGTGCCATCATAAGAATACGAACAAAGTCTAATGCCTTTTCTGTTTTCTCCTGTCTGCCCTGCACGCGCTTATTCCAATGGAGTCCAGATACGCTTAAATATGTGCATGGGGGATGAGCGATCATGAGATCCCATGGGTCAAATGATCGTCCATTCCATTTACCGTCTATATGGCGTTCAACGCTATCCCAGAAGTGGAATGGGCTTCTATCTTCTGACTGCAATAGGTCACATGACCACGCATCATGACCACGCTTACGAAATGCCTCACGAACAACGCCGCTGAACTCGCAGGCAACCAGGACCCTCATAACCCCAATCTCTTTGCTAATGCTCTGATCTGGTTTTCGTAATCTTCGTAGTTCATGGCCTGTATCAGTTTCTTTTGGCGTTCATACTCTTTCCATTTGTCGCTCATTGGCGATCTCCAGTATGTTTCGCAGTTTTAGTTCTGGAAGTGAACCCTTCCAATCGGCCTCGTCGCTATAGATCCAGTCATGCGCCAACAAATCGTATGCGTCCCATATTTTTTGATCGACATGCGCGGCCTTTGAAAATACTTCCATCGTCTTTTCTTTCACGATCAATTTACGGCCAGGTATGTTTACTGAAAGGGCCATTTCCATATCAATCGGCTCCATAGCGTCTAGTGTCATCAACAATTCTTCGCGCCTTTTTTGTATTGTCGGCATCTGATTCCTCTGGCTCGTCCAGCGATTCGATAAGTTGGTGTCCCGCTTTCTTCACCTTGATCTTTACGCCCATAGCTCCGGTTCTTCTAGCCTTGTCTACTTTGATCGTTGATAGACCTTGAAGCATGGTTGTTTGCTTCTTCCCGAATAGATCCAGGTCGAAGCGTCTAAACACAATCAACACCGTATCGGCTTCCTGAGCCACAAATGATGAGTCTCTCAAGTGGTGCATTGAGGGTTCCTGATCGAATGGAACCTTAGAGGCGTGGCATACGATAAACACCGGAATGTTTAGGCCGATAGCGATATCCCGCTTGAGGTATCGCATTGTCGCTCCGATTTCTAAACTCATGTTTTTGTTACTCGTCATATCGATGACGTAGTGCAAGTGGTCAATGAAAACAGCAGAGATTCCGTATTTCAGTATCGCCTCATGGGTTCGTTCTTTGAGCCACTTTAAATCCATAGCCTTATGTTCAAGGGGCAAATACAGGCAGTTCTCTGGATCTTTACGGTTCTGGATCATCTTGGCCGGGGTCACCTCAAACGTGAAAAACAGCGACTTCTTACCTGCCTTGTTCAGATTCGTTACAATGGATTCACACAAAGTCGTCTTACCCATGGCGGTAGGGCCAGAGACTACTATCAGTTCGCCAACCTCAAACCCCTCTATGGCTTCGTCCAGGCCGCTGATCCCTGTTTGGTTTCGGACTACGGGGGGAAGTTGCGCGAGCATTTCGGCAAACGTGACTGAGGACACAATGCGGTCTGGGCCGCTATAGGTGGCAAGATCGTTCGTTACATCCATGTTGGTTTACTCGCGCTCGGCATCTGTACTTTTGGAGCTGAGATTTCTGTGTAATCAATCCAATCACGCCAATTGTTAAACCATGTGGATTCGTTTTTTACGAAACCGTTTTTTACTCTCTCTGAGGAAAGGTAGTTTTTAAGTGCGGTTTGTATGTCAAGCCAATCGGATTCTGTTTTAACTGTGGCCTTAAAGTGGCGGAGAGCGTCTTTTTTACCGTCTTTGTTAGGATATAGCGAAGATAATGTTTCGAAACGACTATCCGTAGCTACGTCGTTGACCTTGTCTTTATCTTTATCCTTGTCTTTATCTTTATCCTTGTCTTTATCTTTATCCTTAATAGTTACATAACCCTTAGATAACCCTTTGCTAACCCCTTCTTTCTTTAGGCGGGCTAAGACGGAAGCATGGGGTCTGGAGTTGGGATTTAGCTTTCCGTACTGAAAATCGACAAACTTCAGGATCATCCATTTCTCAGGGGTGAGTATTTCAATCCTTCCCTTGAATTTCGATGGGTCTATGGTGTATCCTGGGAAGTAGGTGTTTACTAGTAATTGGTTTACTTGCCAAATTCCAGCGTGGTCGCAATTGTCTAAAAGATAAATCCAAAATAGACGGTCCGTTATTGACAGAGAACAAAACCATGGGTCTTGCCATTTTTCTGTAGCCGTAAATCGTTTACTCATGGGGTTTACCAAGGCTTGAAATCAACGCTCCTGCCCTACAATCCGCATTGCATGATCCGCAAGCTACCGTAAAATTAATAATTATTTTTTTGTTTTTGGTCTCTTGAATTGTTGAAACTACATAGTTGTCTGATGGGTTTTTGTTACCGCATATATCGCATTGTTTTTCAATTTTTACCTTCATGCTTTTACCCTTTCCAGCTCTATTTCAATGCTTCTCAGATGGTTATTAGTCACAGCTATTTCAAGGTTTACGCTTTGAGCGTCCAACTCATACTCGCGCTGTATCTGCCTGAGCCGATAAAGTCGTGCTTTCAGCTCATTCTTACGATCAATTAGGTTCAATTTGTCCAACATATTTCCCCGAGTTTTTAGCGATCGAGTATCCACAAGCCATCCCAAAGCCCCAAACCAGAATGAACCCCACAGCAATGACACAGACATGCCAAACCTTCACTTTGGGCCGTCCAGTTTCTTCCAATGGCGTTCAGACCTCTCCCATTCGGCCAGATTGTCAATTTCTGGCTTTTCAAGGTAGGTCAACACGGCCACAAACAGAAGAACAATCGATATAAACACGACCGACAAAAGACCAATAAAATCAATCATTTTGTGATTCCTCCCGGTATATATAGGCCTTATGGCCCATTAGCTCTATCGCCTTTTTGTAGTGTTCCGCGCCCTCTTCCGTGTAGCACTTGAACTCAAACATCGTGTCCAAATCTAAAACCCGAATCATGTTGACATCCCGAATCTCGCCCGAATGGAGAATTTGTTGACCTGTAGAAGGGATGAGGCTCTTGGAATCCTGTGGCGGCGTGTGGCCCTGAATGTATCGGCCCATCGGTCCCGTATGTGGTTCAGTTCTGACAGGTGTCGCAGTTGGCGACGCTTGGCCATATTCAAATGGCTTGGCAGTGTGGCGTATCGGACGACCTCGGCCAGCTGGGACATTCTTTCGGCCAGTTTGTAACAACGGCGAATGACGATTTTGTCCATGGGGTATATCCTCCTGTGAGGCTGATACCCGTCGTTTTGGTGGGAAGGTAGCGGACGGTTGGTGAACTAATTTTGGGACTTGAAAAGTATTTTTACGATCAACAGGAAGGCCGTTATCTTTCGATTCTAGCGGGGGGAAATGGTCTTTGGGTGATTCTGTATCAAGTTCCGATAACGGGCATGATATTTCGAAAGTTTGGGGGTTTTTGTCACAAAGGTTATGGCTGGCCGTATTTTTGGCTGGAATCACACTTCCGAAACCCGGCGGGGGAATAGAGGCTCGACCAAGAGCCGTAAGCCCGCCGGGATTAAGAGTGTGATCTGATGGAGTTGATTCTAGCATTGGTCGATTCCTATTCGCTTTGTTTTTCATTTTGTCGCCCTGGTGATTTCCATTACGTGGCGGATGGTAAAAAACATTAGGGCAATTGTCAAGTTTCTATTTTACCGTCGGAGAATCCTTTTCGTAATTGAACCTTGCGCGTTCATCCATTGCTTTTTTCATCCAGGCATTGAGTGTAATTCCTTCCACTTCAGCCGCTTTGCGATAGGCTTCGTTTCGCTTCATTCCTTCATCGCCTGATCCTAAGTTCGTTGTAATGCTGTATGCCGCCATGGTATCCCCCTACGAGCCTTGTGTTGTCGTGTCACACTCATGTTACTAAAAAAGGGGTTTACCGTCAATCCGGTTCGATTCCATTTGAATGATGATGCTCTGTAATTCCCTGCAATCGGAGCAGAATCCCGATGGGGATTTATGTATACATCCCCGGCAATTCCAGGTACGGCCACAGTCAATACAGGTCTTTTTGTGGGTGTCTTGGATTGTATGCTCAGTCATTGGATTACACCCTCCACAACAGCCGACGGACACGGTAGGGATGAAAGGTCCACGCTCACCGTATCAAGCTTGACCTCATATCCGATGATTTCGGGTTCGAAGTGTGGACACCAGACAGCGCCACGTTCGCAGGGAACCCAGAAGTTAACGCCATTCACGACGAGGACGGCGAAGAGGAAGTTTTTCATGGCTATTCCCTCCCTTCGGCTTTGGCGATAACTTTAACAGCATTTTCGCAAGCATCTTTAAGCTCCAGCGTCCATTGATTCCCTTTTTTAGTATTTGTTTCCGTTACCATTGCGTTACATAATTTCTGCAATGTCCAGAGCATCTCCGGCGCGGCGGCGATCAGGCGGGCGTTGGCTTCATTCAATACTATTCCAGCGGGTGTATTCTTACCGTCAGATGTTTCAACAGCCCAGTGATCCGTTGCTAGTGGCTGATGTTGAAACACTGCTTTCCACGGTCCCGGCGTTGGTTGGGTTTTCATGTTAGTGGGCTCCTTATGGTTGTGGTATTCATTGACTGATTCGTCGATTTCCGTGTCGAACTCTTCTGCACATATTTCGCATGTCTTGAGCATGTTAGGCGACCTCCATTTTGTTGACGATGGCCTCTGCCTCTTCTCGGGTTTTGAATCTCTCCGTAAGATACTTTTTCTTTCCCGCCTCGACATAGGAAACGAGGAAGAACTTTATATCGAATCCCACGTAGCCCGCTTCCGTTATGCGCCAGTCTGATCTCCTGCCATCGTGTTCCTGATTCATTTTCGTTTCCTCCGTCGGTGAAGTCTGTGTCGTTGTGTCTTTCATGAGTCTAGTATGACATGACAAGACACAATTATCAAGGGGTAATATAAGGAATAGGAAGATTTAGCCTTTAGGCCCACTGGTTAGGGTTTAGGGTTTTGGGATAAGGTTACAAAGGTTGGTATAAATGGATTTACCGACTGGGTATAGGCAGGGGTATTGACATATTATTAGGATGAGAGTAAAAAGGGTTTAATTTGATGGCTCGCTGAGAGTGACGTTTAAGGGACGCGCTCTCATTTCCGGCGACTAACCATCTGTTCCGCAACACAGGGACAAGCCCTGCCAGATAACGAGTGGAAACACTCCAGCGTAGAACGTGACTGGCGGCGCAGTAAGGTGTGGTCATCGTTTGTGAATCGGTCCGACGTTTAGACCATTAGGGAGAAAACCCTTAAAAGAGGTGAGCCGTTTGCAAGAGCAGGTCTTTTTACAGTGTAAACACCGTTGGATAAAATCTAATGTTATTCATGTCTCTAGGACGGATTGGATTGTTTTTGAACATTGCAGGAGATGTGACTCACAGCGGGAAACAAGGTTCACAACAAAAATCTACCAGGACGGAAGAACATTTACTCAGATGTCACGTAAAAACCTGAAACCTGAAGACATAACTAGCACTCAGGAGCATGATTGATAAATCAATCAGTTTCGTGTGTCAGTAAATTCGTAACGCAATATAATCTGCAACGTAGTGATCCTACCGTCGACAGGCATATGAAACATACCATAGCTTATCGGAAGTGACCAATTGAAAGCTAGCGCTCGATCAACGCACAGAACAGCCAGGATAACGACGAAAAAGTCAAACGTAGTTCGTGGCCGTGATAATCATAATAACCAGCTCACCGCAAAATTTTTTAAGAAATACGAAAAAAAGAATTTAGATCCATTTGCTTTGCTCTTTTCGTTGAGTTGCGATTTGTCTTGGGAAGAGCATTGCCCTGGAGATATTCAGCAAATGATTCTCGAAATGCTTGAAAAGATCGGTGCGTTGGATTAAATGTCAGTAACTTATTAACCGTCTGGAAATTAGCACGTTGTTGACATAGAAGTGAAGTTCGCTTAATCTAATAGCAGTTTCATATGGGGCTCTTGCAATCGAATTTATCGGTTGAAGGGCCCTATTTTTGTATGAGCCCCATACAATACCGACGGGATGGACGGTCGAAAGACTTCAAGCCCTCCCGAAGGCTATGCAGGATGAAGCAGAGAGCCGGCAGTTAGCGGCGGAGTTCAGTGATAAAGCCCGGTCCGTCAAGCGGACGGGTTCCCGATTTTTAGTTCCCCGTAAATTTGATGATAAGGGCGAGGCATTAAGCGGAGAGACCTTTGATGCCCGGAAGCACCTAAAGACATTATCGTTGACGGAACTGCGGTTTTTGAGCGCGTGGCGGGGTTCTGGATGGGATTGCGCTAAAGCGGCGGCTCAAGTCAACATCACCGATGAATATGCGAAAAGAATCGTCCGGAAAGTGTCTTGTTTCAAAGATGAAGATGAGCGGATCAAGGCTCTGGCTGATGTTCCTACCCAGGATTTCATTAAGGCGAAGCATACGGAGAATGTATTCGACGGCAAGTTAGACGACTCCCAGCGCGATTCTTTAAAGGAATTGGCCAAGATCGTAGGGGTCTACAAGCAAACGAACCAACCCCTGACCCTGAATGTCTTCAATCTCCCGCCTCTAAGCCCTGATCAGGAAGCCAAACTTAAAGAAGTCTACGACACGATCGCTGTAGAACCGCAGAAGGATGTCGCTTGACCTGGCGCATCTCTACCGGACAAGTTACCCCAAACGTTGAGATGATCTCAAACCTGGAGGATGTGTTTTCGTCCGGGTGGTTCTCTCCAGGGAAGTACGTGAAAGCCTTTGAAGAGCAGTTCGCCGCCATGCACGGTGTCCCTCATGCCATTTTCGTCAATTCCGGTACAGACGCCCTTCGCATATCGCTCGCCGTCCTAAAAGAGAAGTATGGGTGGGAAGATGGCGATGAAGTGATTGTTCCCGCCTTAACCTTCGTGGCGACTGTTAACACCATCCTGCAAGTCGGCCTAAAGCCCGTTTTTGTTGATGTGGACCCTGTTTCGTTTGTTCTGGAAGGTCACGACTTCCTGCACGCCAAAACCGATCGAACCCGCGCCGTAGTTCCTGTTCATCTCTTTGGTAAACCCGCCGACATGCCCCGTATCAGGCTTCGGGCGGATATGGCGGGTCTAAAGGTCGTAGAAGACTCCTGCGAGTCCATGGGAGTCGGATTCCATGCGCTTTGGGGTCAACCCGCTGACCATATCGGCTATGTCGGCTCATACGGCGATTTCGGATGCTTCTCCACCTATTCGTGCCATCTCATCGTGACTGGCGTAGGCGGCCTGATTACAAGTCATTCATATGAACTAGATCAGCTTGCCCGTTCCTACGCCAATCACGGGCGAGATCCCTACTTCTTAGGGGGGAAGTCAGGCGACGGTAAAGATCCCCTTGAACTCATCCAGAAGCGATTTCTGTATCACCGGGTAGGCTACTCCTGCCGTGGAACTGAATTTGAATCCGCCGTTGGACTTCCTCAACTTAAAACTCTGAAATCGAATGTACAGCGGCGCACTTCTATCGCGCAAAGGCTCATAGACGAATTAGACCATTGCCAATTCCAGTTCCAGAACTCACTTCCAGCCATTAACCGAGATTCAGCGCACATGATGTTTCCAATGGTCCTAAAAGACGATTCTATTGATCGGGATCGTCTCTGCCTCTCCTTAGAACAGCAAGGCATCGAAACCAGACCCCTATTCCCGCTCCTGTCACAGCCCGTCTATCAGAAGTTGTTCCCCGGCCAGGATGAGCGGTTCCCGATCGCCAAGCGCATCTCAAGCCGTGGGTTTTATGTCGGGTGTCACCCCGGCCTTACCGATGACGATGTGACTTATCTCATTTCAACCCTTAATGCTTCCGTTCAAAAGGATGCGTGTGTTGCGGCCTGACATATTGAAATTCGGTTACGAAAAAACAGGAGACACAGGAACCTATGCGGTATGGGCAAAGATTCTCTGCCCAGATGGCAAATGGTACGGGAGAGGTTGGAGATACGTCGATTCATTAAATGATCCTTTATCGCTTATGGTCATTATTATCGACGGACTGAATAAAACATGGGCCGCACACCAAAAGGAAACTACCCATGCGGCCTGAAGATATCCGCATGTGGCAAGGGGCGAGAGCCTCACTTAAGTTTTTCACCACGAAGTTCATGGATCTTCGCTGGCCAAGCCATTACAGCGAATGGGAGGCCTTAGTTGAAGCCCATCAACGTGTCAAATTGGAAGCCCCTCGCGGATCTTGGAAAACTTATTTCTTCTCCCTTGCTTGGCCTCTCTGGCGAATACTGCGATCCAAGACCGAGGTGTTGTTTGTGTCAGATTCTGAGGGACAGGCGCAAAAGAATCTCCGTCTCATGCGTGAAACCATCGAAGAAAAACCCCTTCTTGCACCCTTACGGCCTTCAACGAAAGAACTCTGGGGGGTAGATCAGATCGCTTTCGCCAATGGCTCCTACGCCTCAATCATGGGTTTTGGAACCTCCAAACGTGGAACCCACCCCGACATCATCATTAATGACGATATCGAAGCCGAAAACAACAAGATGGGCCGGGACGATAAGGACCGTATGTATTTCGGCGTGATCACTGGAATGTGTCTTCCCCATACCAAGATGGTCACAGTCGGAACCCCCATGGAGTTTGGAGACATCCTCCACCAGCTCGATTCCAACGAAGCCTATATCAAATGGCGACGACCCGCCCAGGTGAATGGCATCAACCAGTTTAAAGATATCTGGACCGATGAGTTTTTAGAGTTCAGGCGCAAAGAACAGGGGTCCTTAAACTTCGCTCGTGAAATGCTTCTCGATCGAATTGACCCCGGAACACAACCATTTAAGAGGGCCTATGAAACGCTCTATGAGGAAGCCCCTATCCGTGAACGATTCATGTCTGTATCGACCGTCTGCGATCCGGCTTATTCGGAGGGTGAAGGGGATTTTACGGCAATTGTTACGGCAGGGATCACTCACGGCAATCACTCGTACGTACTTGCGGTCGATCGAATCCGACGCGACGATCCTGGAATCATTGTTGACAAACTCTTCAACCACATCGAAGCGTGGAACCCGGACACGGTAGGAATTAAACGCCGTAAAGGCGATGCGATCTCATTCACCTTTAACGAGCGGCGTATCCGTGAAAATCACTGGGATTTCAAGTACGTCGAAATCAAAGACACGAAATCTAAAACAGACAAGTCCCGCATCGGCGGTTTAGTTCCAAGGTGGGAATCCAGAACAATCCATATCCATAAGAGCATGAAGGATTTCTTGGACGAGTTCTACCAGTTCCGATTAGACGACTCTCACGCCTATGACGATTGCATTGATGCGTATGCGGATTGTTTCTCCCCTGAAATGACTCAGCCGAATCCCGGTAAACAGTTTTTGCCAAGACCCCATGATGCCACCATTGGACGCCCTTTTTATGCCGTGGGATACAGACCCGAAAGACCCGATGCGCCTAAATCATATGCACAGCGATTGATGGCGAAGCTGGATCGCCGTGTAGGGGAAGCCGCATGAAGAGATGGGAAGTTCCAGTTTCTACAGAAATTAAAAGCGAGATATCTTTCCAGTTGAAATGCGTGGGATGCACAGACAAAGCCGAAATGCTTTTTCAGGGAACATCCTACTGCGAGAAATGCCTTAAAGAGCGTGTCCGAACCGGAACCGCATAGGAGAAATTATGAAACGAGAAAACGATACGAAAGTGAACTTACAGACCAAACAGCCGTATGTCGAACATGCGCCCGAAGGAAATGGGTGGCCGACTCCGCTGGCCGATACCTCTAATCCAGTCACTTACAAGTATACGACCGGGAAATCTGGATCTGTGGAATCCAGAAAAGTGACCAATGTTGAATCAGAAAAGAATGATCCGGAGATGGACGACTGAAAGGAGGACTTATGAAGAAAGGAAAGAAACCTCGTGGTTGCTAAGAAAGTCGTTAAACCCAAAAAAGAAATCAAAGTGGAACCTGTTAAAGAACAGGTTCAAAAAGTGGTTTATGAGGGTCCACAGTGCGCTTGCGGAAATCCCGTTGCGCCGGGGCAAACGTATGTATGCAAAAACCACATGAGGACTAACTAACATGGCACGCCCCGATCTTGTCGATATCCGTAAAGACGAAGCTCTGACCTATGTGACGAATTTCTATCGTCGATCATGGGATTGGAGAAGCCAGAAGTTCCATCGTAAATGGGATCGATTTGATCGGATGTATCACTCCATCTATGACCCAGAGATGGCCGCTCAGAAAGAACCATGGCAAGCCAAGATGTTTGTGAACTTAACCGTCCAGAACATAGAGATCATATGCTCTCAGTTGTTTAAGACGCTGTTCGGGATGAAGCCTCCGGTTAAAACTGAAGCGGGTCCTGCGGGGGATGAACTCCAGGCTCAACTGATCACGGAAGTATTTGATTACGAGACTCAGAAGGCCCGGTTCGATCTGGCTTCCTATGACGCACTTAAAGAAGCGGTTCGCTATGGCAATGGATTCGTTAAGTTGCTCTGGAAGAAAAAAGAAGATGTGCGTGTTCGCCGTGTTCCTGTAGACCAGACTCCGCTCGAAGTGATTGATTCCGCTCCTCCTGAAGCCCTTACGGGAAAGGCTCCTATGCCTTCTCCAGGTCTTAAAGGGTTTCAGATGCAACAGGTCAACACACTCATCGAAAACAATCTCGGATGCCGATACGTCCATATCCGAGACATCTTTCCTGACCCGAACACAACCGATTGGGTTCGCATCCTTCACCGCGATAAAGTCGATTACGGAACCATCGTCAGACATATTACTCGTGGCGAGTTTATGGATGTCCGAGATCAACTGGACGGGATCGAAGAAGGCGACAAATTTGAAGAGGATTTACAGGTCATTAAGCATGACCTCGGATACTTTGAATCGACCCGCAAAATGGCGAAGTTCGAGAAGAAGCATACGGTCTGGGAGTTCTGGGGTCCGATTCCTCGCAAGTGGGTCGAGTTCGACATTGATGAAGGCGATCAGGCTGAAGAGTTAGTTCCCGGAAAGATCATGGTGGCCTCTAAGGTGGCCTTGCTTGCTTCTGAGATTAACACCAGCTACGACGGAGAACATCCTTTCGTCAAGATTCCCTATATCCGAACCGGACAGACCTATGACAAAGGCGTATGCGAAATGATCGGTGACGATCAGGACTACGCCAACGAAATCGTCAATCAGCGGCTCGATAACGTGAACCTGATTCTCAATAAGGGAATCGCCGTGATCGAAACCGCTCTCGTCAATGCCGAACAGGACATGAAGGTTCAGCCGGGATGGGTGCTTCGCTTTAAACAGACGATGGACGATTTAAAGAAGTCTTTCGCTCCGATTGAGTTCCCTGATGTGACGCAATCCGCTTACCGGGAAACCTTGGAAATCGAACGTCGAGTTCAGGAAACCACCGGAGCCAATCGTGTAACCCTTGGATCTTCGGGTCTTGTTAAAGACACCAATCAGACCTTGGGCGGAATGGAACTCCTGAAGCAGATGTTTAACGAACGGGTCGCGGCTTATGGGCTTGTCATTGAATCGGACTACATGCTCCGAGCCGCCTGCAAGATCTACGGACTCATCTACCAAAACCTTGACCCGTCGGAAGTGAAGTACATCCTTGGCGAAGAACCTACGCATATTGATAACTCGATTGCGCCGGGAGGGATGCCGATTCCCTTGGTTGTTCCTCGCTACATGGCCTTTGCATTCATTCCTCCTGAAGAACTGAACCGTAGCTACAAGCTAAAAGCCGTTGGCGTATTCAGCATGGAGAACAAGATCGTTAAGGCCGCTCAAGTGATGGACTTGGCGAAGATGATGGCGATGGACCCACGATTCAACCTCATGGAAGCGATGAAGTATGTCGCTGTGACGCTTCAGGGTATTCAGGAGGCCGATAAGTGGTTTCTGAACATCCCAATGCCCATGGGACTTCCTCCAGGTGGAGAAGGACCCGGTAAAGAAGCTCCCGGAATGAAGGGCGGTCCCAATGGGAATCAACCGAACTTCCTTCCCAATAACGAGCTGAACAGGCAACCCGTCGCATGATTTACGAGTGGATGTCATCGATGTTTGGAGCAGAAGAGGCGCAAGACCTGAACATTGGCCTTATCGCTGAATCGCTATCGGAATTATCGGTGAGAACCGCGTGGCTGGAGATGGTTTTAGGAATGATCCAGCAGATCAACATGGATGTTGATAACAGACTTTTAAAGCAGGACAAAAAGGACATTACCGATTTATGCGCCAGACGCAAGGCTATCCAGGATGTTCTGGAAGCGGTGTTAAGCGCACGAAGAGTCGTACTAGGACAGGCTCCACGCCACAATCCGAGGCCAGCGGTTGTTGATCTGGACCACGTGACGGCATAAAGCCTGATGTGTAGCGAACCACAACCCTAAGAGGGCGGTTCAAGGAGAGTATATGGAAGAAGGACCTTTGATCGTAGAAACATTGACGGAACAGGCTCCAGCGCAATCACAACCGACAGCTCCCGCATCCAACCCACCCGCAAGTGGACTTGATGATGCGTCAGTTCGTGCGGCGATTGCTTCGGCTGAGGCTCAAGGAAAAGACCCGGAAAGCCTGCGTTTAGCGGATCTGGGTATTCCTCAAGCAAGTTCGGCTCCGAACACCCCTGCGAGGTCAGAAGAGCCCAAACAAGCGGTTCCTGAGAAGTTTCTGAAAACCGATGGAGAAGTGGACGTAGATAAATTAAAGGCTTCAACTGAGCAACTGCGTGATGCTGTTCAGGACAAAGAGCAGAAAATCCAGAAGAGTGTTGATGATTATGTCGCTGAGTACCGAGCGTTAGAAAAGAGACTTCGTGAGACTCCGAACCCGGAGAAACTGGCGGCTTCTCTTCCTGCGCCTGTTCCACCGCCCCCGCCTCCTCAAATGACCGATGACCAGTTGCGTCAGCGGTTAGCCGAGGATTTCCAGCGGGATTTCGTTGGAACGACAACGGACTTGATTGATGTCATCGTTAACCGGAAACTGGCCGAACATATTAAGCCGATCGCTGAACCGATCAAACAGCTCCAGGAAGAAAGACAGGATCTAAAACTCCGCGAAAACTTGAAAAAGATCGCGTCGGAAGATCCACGTATTTCGGACCCCAGAGTGTTTGCGGCGATCAACGAAAAGCTTAAAAATGAACCTGAGCTTTGGAACCTGAAGAATCCTCACCGTGCGGCTTGGTTAGAAGTCAAGGAAGAGTTGCGACTAGGTGAATTGCCGAAAGGCGTTCAAGCACAGCCTAGCAGATCTCCTTCGCCTATTTTGGGCGGAGGAACACCACCTTCCACTCCATCGTCATCCTCACCGAATGATCCCAGAACCATCCTGTCCAATTTAGACAAGCTCGACTTGTCTGACAAAAAGCAGGAAGCCATGGGTGATGCGGCGATTCGTGCCCTGATTCAGGGTCGATAGAGGATGAAGTCCGTCTGCTACGACTATTCATGTGCGAATTAGGTTAGGGATGCACCTCTAACGAGGTCAGGTCCCGAAAAATAAGATGGCTGATACAAACACAGCTACTACGAATAACGACAACTTGATGCAGGCGTGGTTTAGCCAGAAGATGCTGGTCCGGCTTGAACCCACTGTCAAGTTGGTTGAATTTGCACAGCGGGATGAACTCCCGTTACGGACGGGTACTACGGCGACATGGAACGGCTGGCGATCACTCGCGGCGGCTTCCTCGACGCTCGGTGAAGGAACGGTTAACTCGCTGGTCGCTCTCTCCAGCCGACGGGTTACGGCCACCATCGCTGGATACGGACGCGGCCATAAACTGACCGACCTGTTCAGCATGACGGCGATCTTCGATGCCGTGAATGGTTCTATGGATGTCCTCTCGGATTCGGCGGCTAAAACCGTTGAACGAATCTGTCAGATGGGTATTTATAAGAACAACATCGCGGCCAATGCGGATAACACCGTGTTGTCGGCGTTCATGTCGGCGAATGTGTCGTCTTTCTGCGCGGTAACCGGAACCAGCGGCTCCAGCCGTCAGTTCCAGTTCCCCGCCGTGTTCGGAACTTCCACGACTCGTCTTTCCGCTGTTTCCAAAACGGCTCCCTCGGTTTCTGCCGCGGTGGGCGTGTATGGACTGCGAAAGACCGTCGATCAGCTCCGAGCGAAAGATGCGCGTCCCTTCGCTGATGGACTCTTCGTTGGGTATACCCATCCGAAAGCTCTGACCACGCTTCGGCGTGATCCGGCCTGGAAAGATTGGAACCAGTACACCAACAGCAAAGAAACCATGTACAAGGGCGAAACCGGTCAGGTGGAAGGCGTTCGCCTTATCTCCTCGACTCTGGCTCCCCGGTATGCGGCTACCGCGCACTCGGTGAATATGGTGTTCGTGTTCGGTCAGCAGGCCTTTGGTCTGACGACTCTGAACGGGAACGTGGAAATGATTATTGGTCGCGGCCCGGATAAATCCGATCCGTTCAACCAGTTCTCGACGGTGACTTACAAGATTTACGCCGCGGCGGCTTGCCTCAATCCGTCCGCTGGACGTATTTTCTTCGGTCACGAGAAGCTCTAGAAAATGACGATAGCCCCCGTAGCGGTTGATGTGCTGAAGTCAAAAAGCCCTACGGGGGCTGTTCGTCTTTTGATCGGTGGACGTACCACAAAGATTGACGGGTTTCTAAATGTCGATCTGTTCGATGGAGAAGGCGTTGATATCCGTGCGGATGCGTCTGATTTGTCGATGTTTAAGGATGGCGAAGTGAGCGAGATTTATTGCTCCCACATCCTTGAGCATTTTCCTCATGTGCGGACGGTTTCTGTATTGAAAGAGTGGAGAAGGATTTTGAGTTCTAGAAGCAAAGCCTATATTGCCGTCCCCGATTTCGACGCAATGATCAAGATTTACTCAAAGACTGGATTAACGCAATGGATCACGAACATGCTTTACGGTGATCAGATCTATCCGCTGGCTTTCCACTATACGCCTTTCACATTTGCGTCATTGGCTAAAGCGGTCATTGAGGCCGGGTTCTCCGACGTAAAACGAATCAAAGACATGCCGTATGGAGTAAACGATTGCTCCCATTTGGTCGATACGATGACAAAAAGCCCGATCTCTTTAAATGTGGAGGCCATCGCTTGAAGATCAGCGTTACGACCCCCGTTAAAGATGAGGCTCCATGGATCGGATACTCGATTATGAGCTGTCTTGATCAGATCCATGAGTTCATCTATGCGGTGGACTCTGAATCAAAAGACGGTACTTTTGATCTGCTACGGCATATCAAAGACAAATACGCTCACGAAAAGCTGATCATTATTGAGCATCCCACGTTTAATCCGATGGACACTCCTGCGTACAACAATGCCTTCAATGTCTGTATCGAAAAAGCTACAGGGGAAGCCTGTTACTTTCTCCATCCAGACATGCTGATTCTAAACCCGGAAGCAATTTTGACTATGCCTGACTCGATGGCCTGGTGGACCAACGTAACCAGTTTCGCGGGGGATTTCCAAACCGTAATCAGCAAAGGACGGTGCGATAAATGGAAAAACATCCACGCAAAGAAGTTCAGCCTCCAATACTGCGGTGGCTATGGGTCGCAAAACGAAGATTTCTACCACAGGGACATAACGGGAAAAAGCTTCAAGCATTTTGGGTCCGAGTTTTCACGATATCCCTTCGCGGTTCGGGATTCGGGAATTAACGTAAACCACTACTGTGAATTGAAGTCCTATAAACGCCGTCTAGAAAAGATGAAAATTTGCCTTAAAACACAGATTCCTGGGGCTGTAGATTCAGCCATTGAAGAAATGGCGATTCAGCATCCCCGCGTCACTCTAGAGCCAAGCTCGACACGCTTTGGCGACTTCGAATTTAAGAAAGATGAAACCGTGAAGATTCCTGAAGTGATCCAGAAGTATCAGGAAGAATTCTCTAAATTCGTAAAGGAGCCTGTGCGTGTCTAAACCCATCGTAAGTTTCGTAATTCCCGTCTATAAAAAGCCACCTGAAGTATTCAGGAAATGTCTTGAGTCTCTATTCGATTCGTCGCTGAAAGAGATTGAAGTCATTTGCGTGTTTGACGGAGAGGACAAGGATCTCCAGCTTGTCGCTTCGGAGTTCCCCAAGGCCATTACGCTTGTTATTGAGCATGGCGGGGCCTGTAAAGCCCGTAATGCGGGCCTAGAGATCGCTACGGGAACCTATGTGACGTTTTGGGATTGCGATTGCTACATCAAACCACACACCGCTAAACGATGGGTCGAAGAGTTTGAAGCGGTTCCTGATGCTGATTTCGTCTATACGGGCTACGAGCTTTCCAATGAGCGTGGAGGGTTCGATTCGGAGCCTTTTGACGCTTATTCGCTTACGTCCGGGAACTACATATCCACGATGACACCAATCAAGCGTGAGAAGGCGCATAAATGGGACGAATCGCTACCCGCCGCCCAGGATTGGGACTACTGGTTGACCGCTTCAGAGCGTGGCCTTAAAGGTGTGTTTGTGGAGGGTTCTGGGTTTATCGCTGATTCTGTCAATTCTGGGATCTCCTCGGACCATTGGAGCGCACAGAAGCGTGAAGAAACCATCAATCGTGTCCGCGAGAAGCACGGAATCGTAAACCGAACGATGGGCGTGTATTCGATGGGCTACCGTGAACGGGCTATTAAGATCGCCAAGATCCTTGGAGCCGATGTCATTAAACCGACAGGCGTAAGCCCTGACAAATTCATGACGATTATCAATATCGGGTATGGATATTTAAGTCGATTTGAGGGAATTTCTAAAGAGACTGTAAAGATTCAGTACTGGCTACCTGATGAGCTGGCAGGACTGGCTGAAGCGAAGTATTCGGTCGTCATGGAAACCATCCGTATCGCTAAAGGTGTCATCAACTGGTGCGGAACTGAATACGAAAAGAACAAGCTGAATTATTTAGGGATTACGGCTGAGATTGTTCCTCTACCGCTTGATCAGGAGAACATCGCTAAGGCCAGAACAGAACTTCCTGAAGAGTTCTCGGTGCTTGTTTCTACGGATGAGTCCTATGGCGAACTCCTGAAAGACTTACCTATTGACCTTCCGCATCTAAAGATCGGCTATAACTCCGGGAAGATCGACGATTACTCGTGCCTTCTGTACTTCTACAAATTCGCTACGGTTGACGACGCTGTAAAGATCGCTCACGTCAATGGTCGCCACGTCATTTCAAACATTCAGGCCCCATACTGTGGGTATATCGACCCAGAACAGACATGGGACTCGTTTAAACGTGATCTATACGAAAAGATCCGAGAAGTATCCGATAAAGGGTTCAACCAGGAAGCCAAGGATTTCTATTTAAAAGAGGTCGATCCTGTACCCTTCGTGGATCGGGTGAAAGCCTTGTCCACCTCCGCTCTGGAGGTCTTACTATGAAACCCAGAGCGTCATTTGTAATTCCTGCCCATAACGCCGAACGCTGGCTGTCTAAGGCCATCCTCTCGTGTCGAAATCAGACCATTAAACAGATCGAAGTGATCGTGATTGACGACGGATCTACGGACTGGACCTATGCCATTGCCAAGAAACATGTGTCTGAGGATAGCCGGGTCAAAGTGTTCAGACTCGAAAAGAACGTAGGAAGGTCTGAGGCCCGTAATTTCGGGAATAAACAGGTTTCATCGGACATCATCCTAGTCATTGACGCTGATGACATGGCCTCAAGGAACCGAGTTAAGGACACGATTGCGGCCTTTGAACTTAAAAAGGCTGATCTTGTGTATGGGTCATTCTTTGTCATTGATTCCCTTGGGAATACGCATGGGAAAGTCATTGCGAGAGCCTTTGATGAGGAAGAAGCCAAAAAGACGAAGCTGAACTATATCTGCCATTCCACGATGTCCTATACCAAGGAATTGTCTGAGAAGATAAACTACAGCGGCGACATTTACTCAAAGCTTGGGCTTGATGACTGGAAATTCCAATGGGACGCTTTCAGGTCTGGAGCCAAGTTTGCTCATGTTCGATCCCCTCTAGCCTACTACAGACAGACCGAAGACGGTATCAGCGCGGTCCGCAAGAATGATGAAGTCGAAGCGGCCAAGGTGGCTTATCTTGCGTAAGCCATTCCGTATCGCCATGATCCCAGGTTCAACCGACGGAGTGAACTACTACCGTCTAGCGACATGGGCTTTCGAGATGCGGAAGTACCGCAATGTCATTGTGGATCTGCCTTGGTTTCGATACGAGATCGACACCAGAGGCCCCCATCCTTGGCAACAGGACCTTTCAAACCATAACCCATCTGCCGATATGGCTGGCGCAACCGTAAGCCAGTTCATTCGGTATGCCATTGATCGAACCTGTGAAAAAGCGGATATCGTGATATGGCATCCCGTCTTTTATGACCTTTCTTTGGACCTGTTCCTTGAGATGCAACATAAACACCAGAAGCCTTTCCTTGTAGAGACTGACGACAATTTCATTGATGTTCCTGTATGGAATGAGGCTGGAAACCAGTTCAGACAGGGGCAGGGGCCTCGCCGTGTGGCTTTAGATTGCCTTCGTAATGCGGACGCTTTGATCTGTTCTACGCCTGATCTTTCCGAAACCTATAAACCTATCAATGAGAATGTCCATGTCATCGAGAACTCTCTAGACTTTAAAGGGGATCGAAAATTCGTGGGGTGGGATAAGGTATCGCCTCGGAAACACAAGGGAGTACGCATCGGATGGATCGGTGGGAGAACCCACTTTGACGACCTGATGATGGTCGCTCCTACGCTACGAAATGTCCTTCTCGACAATCCAGATGTTCGATTGACGCTTGTCAATTCAGCTATTGAGCGGTCTTGCGAAGCCCTTGGGCGTGAGTATCCATTCAAAGGTCTAAAGAATGTGACGGTCGCTGATCGATCTGTAGCGATTAATCGGTATGCCAAGTTCATGGCTTCGTTTGGATTCGACATCGGGATAGCCCCTTTAGTTGACCACAATTTTAACCGCTCGAAATCAAACCTTCGATGGCTGGAGTACTCAGCCCTTGGAATCCCGTCGGTCTGTTCAAAGATAGGCCATTTCAAACGAACTGTAGCGAATGGGATTGACGGATTCCTGGCTTCAGACGATAGAGAGTGGGAGAAGTACCTATCCGCTCTTATTAAAGATGTTCCGCTTCGTGAAGACATGGGACGTAGAGCAAAGAAAGCCGTGAAATCAGATTTCAATGTCAGAAAGAACGCTCCCGATTATTTCAGATTGCTTAAAGAAATCGCCGGGGTTGGCCATAAGGAGGAAGAATGGACCGATCCGATCTGTACACCCTTATTGGTGAATTAACCAATGATCCAGGGCATGACCGATATAGCACAACCAATTTAGATACCGAACTCGATAATACGCAGGACAAGTGGAACGTCCACGCCAAGATTATCAAGGATTCGGTCACACTAACTACCGTTGACGGAACAAGACAGTACGCCATCTCTGGGCTTACGGGTACGCCGATCTCGTTTATGCGTGTTACGCACAAGGGTCTTGAGCTTAAACGCAGAGACAAGGCGTATTTCGACATGTTCCATTCCGAGGATTGGACTCAGAACCTTGGGACTCCGACCTCCTACTACATCGATTCGTCAAATCCAGACTCTCAATACATTTACGTCTACCCGATTCCACAGAGCGTAGACGCTGGAGCGAATCTCGTCATTGAGTACGTTAAACGCCACACTCCGATGACTTCTGACGTAGACATTCCATTTAACGCAAATACGCTTCTCATCCCTTATCACTGGGGAATTGCGTATGACGTAGCCGCCAGAGTCCTTTCCAGAGATCCAAACACCGAAAACACTCAACGAGCCAGCGGATATAACCAGCAGGCAAACAATGTTCTGGCCGAGGTCATTCAGACCTTTAAGGCTCAGGAACGTGAAGAACCCCTTCGGATCAGACCCACAAGAACATGGCCCGTACACTAATCGTATCGCTGATCCTGGCTCTTGTATCACCCTTATGGGGTGAGCAGATCGGTGTTACTGAGTTCAAATATCTCAACAACAACGACAACTCAATGACCATTGAATCGGGTCAGGCTCAAGACTTGCTCAATGTCGATATCCGGCCCGGTGGAAAATCCATCAAGAAACGGGATGGATATGGCCTATACAAGGATCTAGGAACCGATCAGGGGGTCCATGGAGGCCATCATTTCTTTGATTCGACCGGTAATGATGTTCAGGTATGGGGTTCAAGCCGATCTTTATATGGAATTGTTGCTGATGCTACGGCGACTCAGCTTGTATCTTCTGCGACTCTTAATGCCACATGGGACTGCGCTGATACGCAGGGATACGCCTACTGCGTCGATTCCAGTCGTGATGCGTACATTAAGACCGATGGGGCTACGAAGTCATGGTTTACGTCACCACTCGGAACCATGGTCGAGATCACTCCAGAGCGATCCATTGTGGCTGGAGTGTCAGGATCACCCAATACGCTGTATTTCTCAGAATCAAGCGTATTCACAAACTTTACAGTTGGAATTGCTGAAACATCACCTTTTACTGAAGTCATCGCCTCCCCCGGATCAAAGATCACCCATATCCGCTACGGATGCGGAAAGATCCTTTGGTGGAAAGATCAGTCCTTTGGATACCTGAATGGTTCTACTCAGTTCGATCTAGAGAACAAGATTGTCTCGGATACGATTGGAACATTTGATAACACCTCCGCGATTGATCCAGGAGGGAATGTCTGGTTCCGTGGTCAGGATGGCCATATCTGGAAGTACGATTGCTCGGCTCTTACCAAAGAGAGCATTGAGATTACTCCAAACATTCAGACCAGCGGTAAAAGGTCTTCTAACTACTGGACACAGACGACGCAGAGCGATTTCCAAAGCGGTGCATCTTCTCCTACCGTTTCAATTTCATTTCTTACTGGTTCTATAGTTCTTTCTACAGGCACTACGACTTATACAACAACGGCAGACTTTTCCATGGGGGTTACTAGCAATACAGAAGTTTTCAACGGAAGCGTTCGAATATCAACGTCTAATGCGAACATAAACAATAACAGTTTTGAAACAGCACTAGATTCAAACAATGATTGGACAAACAGTGGGTCAGGCTCTATCCAGACATCGTATGCGATGGATTCATGTACTGTTAGTCCTTATGACGGATCTAAAATGTTTCTTAATCCGTACACTGATATTTCCCCTGTTTCTTATACGGTAAGTGTTATTTCATATGACGGGGACACATTAGCATCTACTTCGTTTACTCCTGGAGATAATGGATGCGCTTGGACTCAAAGAACGATATCGGGACTTTCTTCTCACGCTAGAAAATCTGCCTATATAAACATATCTCCGGGTAGTATACGGAATAACTACTTTCTTTTAAGCGGGAAGGACATTACATTCTTTACTGTTACTTCGAAGAGTTCGACAAGATATACAACCCTATTCGATAATTTCGTTGACGGGAGAAGCACGACTAATCTTGGATGGTATAGAAGTCCTTCTTACGATACGGGATTTAATAAGTCAAGAATAACGATTATTTCTTCTTATACCTCAGTAAATCAATCAACAGATTACACCACCGTTTCATATCAGACATCTACGGATAATTCTTCCTGGGGTTCAGTAACGGAGTTCGATAGATATACGTCTGTATCAAGCATCTTGGCGAACAGGTACGTACGGTTCATATCTACTTGGACAAGGGTAGATAACGGGGGTCAGAATTTAAGCTCGACACTAGACTATCTAACATTCAACGTAACTAGCGCGACAGGAACGTATCTTGGTGCCATAAAGAACGCCCCTAATTTAACGGGATGGGATACTTTCTCTTCCAATAATTCTTTGTCAGGTGGTTCTATATCATATTTTGTAAGAGCTTCAACTGGTTTATTTACGGTTTTAAGTTCAACCCCTCAGTGGGCCTCACAGACTTCCGGTGGTGTTGTCAGTTACTCAACTGGAACATACTTTCAAATTAAGGCTGACTTCGCTGTTTCATACTCCACACAAACACCAGAAATTAATGACTTCACATTTAACTGGTATGAAGGAGCCGCTTCTGATCAGGCCTACTCCGAGTATTTCGATAACTCTATCTGGTTTACGGTCCCATACGGTTCCGGAATTAGCGCAAACAACTACATCTTCAAGCGTGACTTGATTAACGATGGATGGACCCTGTACGACTTCGGAACTGGAGGTTTCGCTGTTCAGAATAACAGGCTCTACTTTGGACAGGTATCAGGCGACAATCTGTTTAAGTACGGAACAGGAACATCCGACAATGGATCAGCAATAACCGCTTACTGGAAATCAAAGGACTTCTCTGGATCAGATCCTTTCCTTCAGAACACGCATGACCAGGCTGACACGATCTGGAAGCAGAACACGAACCAGACCGCTACGGTCACTTATACGCTGGATACGTCGTCATCCACGTCATATACGGTAAATCTTTCCAGCACAACGAACTCCATCATCAATAACAGAAAGAACCTTTCTCAGAGATTAGGGTATACGGTTAACTGGAAGTTCGGTGATAGTTCAGCAACAAGCAGTTGGGAATTGCTTGGGTTCAGGTTCACGATATCGCCCCAACCCTACAGGCCATCTCGATGAGGAAGCTCTTATTTATCCTTTTGATCTCATGCCCGTCAATGGCGGGGCAGAAGTATCGCTTTTCAGACGCAAAGCTTAACGATGAGGTTTCCAATATCTACTACGAAATGGGTAAGGCCCCTCTCTTATATGAGCTTCAGTCGTACACGAAGGCTCAGTTGACATCATCCATTCCTCGTAAGGTCGGAAAACTCTATTACTGTACAGATTGCACGACAGACGCAATGGTTATTTCAACTGGAACTGCTATCGGAGCTGTGAGCCGGGTATCAGCCAGAACAACAGCAATTCAGTAGGAGGATTTATGGCGCGACAAGATTACGCAGAAGCATACGCAAGACAAGCATTTCAGGAGATTCTAGGTCGAGATCCGACGACCGCTGAATTGGCTCAGGTTACTCCAGTTTTCATGGGATCTGATCCGAACATCCACGATATTGCTGGTGGTCGATCAGCCGTGGCCCAGATCGCTATGGCCGAACAGAATAACCCTGACACGCTGGCCGCCAAGAAGCGATCTGATCTTGAAGCCAAAGCCCCCGGTTATTACTCAAACGTAGACAGCATGTTTCAGTCTACGCTTGGCCGATCGGCTACGGATGCTGAAAAGAAGCACTTCGGATCGCTTTTGGCTGATGGTAGTGTTGACGAATATAGCCTTGGAAGCTACCTCCAGAACCTTCCTGAATACGTTACAAAGCAGGATAAAGAGTTCAGGGACAGCATGTCCAATGAACTCCAGACCCAAGATCAGCGGTACTACAGCGAAAAGGTACTTCCCTCAATCGCTCAGGACTTCGCACGGAAAGGCCGTAGCGTTGATTCTTCGGGTTACGCCTCTGCCTTGGCTTTAGCGGCTCAGGATCAGAACAAACAGCGTGAATCCTTTCTATCGAACCTATCAGCCAGCCAGTATGCAGGGAATAAGAGCAATGCCCGCGCCGATTACGAAACGCTTCTTAACAACTACTACAAAAACCAGAACTACTCCAGAGATCGTCAGGCACAACTCTCTGATGCTACTACTGGAAGAATCAATGAACTCCAGAACTACAACATCCAGAAACAGGCGTATGAGGATTATCTTCGCCGATATGGTAAGCGTTCTAATGCTCAAGGAATAGGTTCTCTGGTTGGTGGTGTTGCTGGAGGTGCGGCTGGTGCTTACTTTGGTGGACCAGCAGGAATGTCCGCAGGATACCAGGCCGGATCAGGTCTTGGTGGTGGTATCGGAAGCTTTTTTTAGGAGATAACAATGGCACTTTCATTTAACCCGCCGGAATGGTTGTTACAGGAATACTTCAACCGTAAACAGCCCGCAGAGATCGCCAATGAAGGAATTGGTAATGCAATAAAGACCTACGCTGAAGCGGATCAGCAGAAAAAGCTGATGGCTCTTAAACAGCAGGAGATGGACCAAAACAGACTTGGGACATACATCAAAGCATTTGAGGCTGGTGGCCCAGATTTTGCACAGAATATAGCTACTCAGATCGGGTTAAAAAACCCTCCAGCTCTTCCTGGTAGAACATCCGTTCAGGTTGCTCCCGGAGGAACCGCTGGTGTTACTCCACAGCCACAAACTCCACAGCCTAACGTAATGAACGGTTTCCAGATGACTCCGAATGAGATGAACGCTCAGCAGTCTATACCGGGAGAACACATCATTGATCACTGGAATCAGACGATGGGAACAGCTCCTTCAGCTCAGCCTAACGCGGGATTGATCGGATTACCCCAAGACATTAACCAGCAGTTCGACAAGTTTGGAGGAATGGGTAAATACGGAGAAAAGCAAAGGGCTAACCTGATGGCTCAGGTCACTATGGCGAAGGGGTTGAAAGATCTGAACGAAGACCCTAATGCTCCTGTTCCAACCATGACAAAAGAGGATGCACTTAAAGCGGGGTCCGTAAATCCAAGAGCAAAGATTCTTGAGCCTTCAACAAGGAGCGAAGAGGCAGATTTGAGACATCAAGACCGAATGGCGAAAGCAGTTACGGATTTTGGTAAGCAGATCGAAACGCATCCAGTAATCAAAACATTAATGGCTCAGGATGTTGGCATTAATCAAGTCGAAGAATTGGCTCATCTTGTAAACGAAGGAAATTCAGTCGCCGCCGCTGGGATGGGAATAAAGATGGCGAAAGCGATGGGAGAAGTTGGTGTTATGACTGAACAGGACATCAAGCGCTACATTCAGTCAGGAAAATTGACTCAGGGAGCAGGAGACACACTACATAAATGGATGACGGGAACCCCTTCTAAAGCAACCATGCAAGAAATTTCTCAGATATCTGGAGCATTGAGAGATTCTTTTGGATCAAAGATACAACCGATCTATGATCGGCACATCGAACGCTTTGCGAGAGCTTATAAAATTACTCCCGAGGAAGCCTCCTACCAGTTGGCCCTTCCATACAAATCAAACTCAAGCAAAAAATCTAATGGGGGAGGATCTGGCGATCCGTTGGGTATCCGCTAATGGACTACAACGAATTCGCATCTAAGATTAAAACGAAGTACCCCGATTACGCCGATATGGACAATCGGGAATTGGCGCAGAAGATGGTTGCAAAGTTCCCTCAATACTCTGATGTCACATTTGACGAACCACAGCAACCGTCAATGCTCGATCAGGCCGCTGACATTTCAAGCGGTGTCCAGAACGCTGTTATGGGTCCTATCGTTAGCGGTATCGCTTCAGGCGCAAAGGCCATTTCTCGATACGCTACCGGATCAGAAAAACCCGCTGAAATGATAGGTAAGGCTGTTAATTATCTTCCACAGAAGATTGAACAGGCGGGAGAGACTATCGCAGAACGTGGTGCACAGGGAATGACAAGAATGGGCGTACCACAGGGAGCGGCTATTCCTATAGCGGCGACAGCTGGAATGATGGCGGCCAATGCTCCTTACTTCATGCTTCCTAGTGGTGGTTCGTCAAAGTCGGCTAGAGGAGCTTTAGATGCTATTGCAAATGAAGCCGAGAAGTCTTCTAGTTCTAGATGGTTCAAAGGAATGGGAGGAACTCTCCCTCAGGCCAAAGAACTAGGATCAGAAGAGACTCTTCGTGTCGGTCGCATGGCTAGGAACAAGGGAATCATTACTCCACTAAACGGAGCTGAATCACAGGCTAAAAATATCGCAAAAGGATTATCTGAATCAGGTAAACGAATTGAGGAATTGCGTGGACTTGGGGATCTGTATGGAGATGCCCCTGAGGCCATGAAGATCGTCCAGATCATCAAACAAGACTTAGGACCAAAATATGCGTCTGGTATTAGGTCTGGTGAACAAAGCGAATTAGAGAAAGCTATTCAGGAAGTCATGAAGCTGGAGCCAGTAGACAAACTAACCCCAGGAGAAGAAATAGCTGGATTCTTAAAAAGAGATATTCCAACAGAACAGGGCTCATTTAAAGCGACGACTCCAGAGACAGGAAAACCCACAATTCAACAGCCCAATCCTATGTATCCGATGGCTGGAAAACCAACCGTCGATGTTCCTAATCCTACGTTCAAGCCTTCTACGGAAAGAGTCATACCGACAGAAACAACTCCTTACGAGAAATTCAGATTAGCGCAGGAAGATCCTAACTATGTACCCGAATACGATCTAAGACGACCAACAACCTATAACGAGAACGCAAAGGTAGCAACAGACCTTAATCAGTACGCAAAAGGACAATCAAAACTACTTCAACCTTCTGGAGCTACTACGGACGTTGCCAATGTTTTGTCTAGAGTAAATAACGAATCTCTCCTAAAAGCACTTCCAAAAGAAAAGGGCGCGGAATATCTATCGAACCTAAAGAATTATTCAGATCTTTCGATTCTAGACAGGATCAATGAGATCAAGACGGCTTTTGAGGCGGGTGGAAGCAGGAATTCGCTCGTCAATAATCTGGCGAATCGAATATATCACCAGTTCGGACATCAATTAACCGCAACAGCATTAGACTCAATCGCAAATGTGCTTAGGACAAGACTTCCTCAGTCCTTTAAGGGTTTATCGAGAAGGGCGGCAATATCTCAGCTGGTAGATAGGGTTACGACTAAAGGTCAAAGATGATTCCTAGAACAATGACTATAGCTCCAAGGACAAAAAACCCCAATACCATGCCTAGCGCGATATTGACAATCATGCCTATTTCTACCGCTTCTCAATCAATCTGTAAAGACCCATTTTTAGGAGGGACAAATGGCTGATACAGGACGGGAACAAGTAAAGAGACTTCCGATTACGGTGTCCAGTAATACCGGAACCGGAACCATAACAAACCAATGGGACATAGCCAGGTGGATCAGGATTAAGCCAGTAGCTGAAACAGATTCATTTGACGTTACGTTTAAGGATGCTGATGGCGACATTATGGTTAAGCGGACAGGTCAAGTCGGTACGCTTTCCGAGAACCTATCGCTTAGTCTGGGCATTTTAAGGACTGTTTTGATCGAAAACGCTACACAGGACGGGACCTACGTCTGCAAATTTGATCTTCACTAAATGAACTTTACACGCCGCATATCGCTGGTTTGGAGGCTTTTAAGGGTAGTTCCGAAGCTGGAATACCTTGAATTGGCACTTCCTACGGCTGAGGCCCTTAAATGGGCCATCCCAAAGCTGGAGGCCCTGGACACCCTTCAGCCAAGATTACACGCCTTAAACGCAATCCTAGAGCGTCTGGAAGCATTAGACAAGTGTATGCCTGACGCAAATACGCTCAATACGATTGTTTCACGGTTTGAGAGCCTGGATTCGGCGGTCGCTAAGATTGAGCAATTAGGCCCAGCTCCTAAGCCTTTGACGGTTACGGTTCGTGAGCAGGGACAGCGCAATGTGGTGGAAATCGATAAAAAGGCTTTGGAAGAACGCAACGAGTGGAACCGACTTAAGCTTTTGTCTCAGTTTGTTGGGGCCGCTGGTAAGGCGCGAGAGATCGAGCTGGAGTGGCAACAGATCCAGCAGGATGAGAATGATTCCTATTTTGCTTTTCAAACTTTAAAGGGCAATCCCGAGAATGTCTATCTCTACAAAAAGGGGATTGCGGATGGTATCAAATGGGTTATAAACCGCTTCTCTTAGTTCTACTAGCTGGATTGGCATACGGCGATACTGGGTTTAAGGATCTGATTCAGGTTACGGAAACCGATGGATCACCTAAATGTATGGCTGGACAGCTTAAATTCCAGCCCGGACAAGTCTCATGTTCTGGGAATACGGCCACGATGAACATTACGGGTGGTGGTGGGGGGGGATCATCCTTAGCCGTCACGGTAGGCGTAAATCGATCTTCACCAACCTCCGATGTCATGTTCAACCCTGCCCAGTTCTCTGGATCAATTAGTGGATCAACGATAACGATATCGTATACGGGATCATCGGGTGGTGTCTCCGTCTACCCGGCGACATCGACGATTCTTGGGAATGTAGGGGTTTACGGGTCTACGGTGGTCGCAGGACCGTATGCTGGAACTGCGAGTGGTTATTCGATCACCGCGTCAGGATTCTTCCCGTTACAGGTAGGAAACGCCACAGACATCCCTACAACAGATTCAACTTATATTCGATTCTTCGGATACAACAATTCCACTATGGGGTATTTCGGATTCAAGGAATACAACTCAACACCTGGCCTGCCGTATGGGTTTACCCTGTTTGATTCGGCTGCGAGTCCAAGGATATCACTCGGAACTGATTCTGGAATAATCGTCGGATCAACAAGGACTATTCGATTTAATGACAGGTATGACCAGAAATATGTCGAGTTCGTCGCCTCAAACACTGTAACGACAAGCCAGAAATACATCCTTCCAGATGATTATGGAACCACAGATCAGGCCCTTGCCATCAAAGGAACAAACGCAGACGGGAGTCGCGCTCTTTATTGGAAGGACTCCTCATCCAGTGGCGTATCCGTCTCCTCTGCCGTATTGTTTGGATCATCGACAGGGACAGTTACCAGTGATGTTGGTGCGTTCTCTTACGTTCAAAGCTCTGGCTCTCTTTTTGTTAATCCAAAGACCAGCTCATCGACAGCAATATGCGTAAACAACATGGGGTCAGTGGGTTCGACAGTTAAATGCACGAACGACGGAACGATGAGCACGGCCATGAACGGTGTCTTCGCTCATATGTCTGGGACCGGGGGATTCGTTTCCCCGAATGGCCAGGACGCAGTAGCTGTAACAGGTATTTCGGAGGTTGTGACTCAGGGGAATGGATGGAATTATGGAGGGTTCTTTCTTGCCTCAAACAGCAATGATTCGGCGGGTTCAAACATTGGGGTGTATGGCGAATCATCTGTAGGATCGGGCTCGAGTTCGAGCAACTTTGGTCTGTGGGGTAGGGTCCAAGGGAACAACGGATCGGCTATTGGAATTGGAGCAAAGGGAGAGTCAATTCTAAATAACGGAAGAGGTTACGGAGGATATTTCTCGGCCACCGGAGGTGCCGCTGCTCAAAACATAGGCCTATATTCAACGGCTGGATTTGGCACTACCGCCTCTGCCTATTCGACCTCTATCCAGACGTACGAGGGAAAGATCCTCTTTGGGGCTCAATACCCCAGCAACATCAGCTCAAAGCTAACCATATATAACAACGAGAACTATGATTATATTTTGACCTCTCCTTATCTCACCATTAGGAAAGACGGACTTGCCTCATTTACATACGGCGTTGAAGCGAGTTCAGTAACGGCCAGCACAATGACATTAACTGGACAGATTGTATTTAAGGATGGGACTACGCAAAACACGGCAGCAACGGTTTCTGGGGGAGGATCTTCGACTCTCTCCGTGGGAACTGGAACAGCCAGCGGGTATACGGGTGTAATCACTTCAAGCCCTACATTAGTATTCCTTGCCAACAAGGATCAGGCATCAGTAACGCTTCAGGGAAGTGCAACAGCCTACTTTTCTCTTCTTTCATCCTCTGTGACTCTCCAGGGGAACTCCGTTACATTCGCGGGTCTTCAAGCTCAAGACTTAGCCATTGGAATCACGACAGGGACCATCCAGGCACAGGTTAACAGCATTGCATTGGCGACCGGTACATTAAGAACCGATCTTAACGCCACGGCTGTATCAACTCAAACACTCGCTACGGCTGTAGGTTTAGCCACGGCTACCCTAAGAACTGACTTAACCGCAACAGCTCTTTCGACTGGAACACTGGCCAGCACGGTGGGTATTTCAACAGCGGCTCTACTTACTCAAGTAAATACGAAAGTTAATTATTCATCTTTCACAGCGACACAGCCAATCATATACAACTCCGCAACGGGAGCATTAAGTGCTACTCCTATAAGTCTTTCTACAGGAGTCGTTGGGCTTCTCCCTGTTGCAAACGGGGGTACTGGAACAGCCTCACCAGGTCTTGTTCAGGGAGCCAACATCACGATCTCAGGAACTTGGCCAAACCAAACGATTGCGGCATCTGCGGGGGGTGGAGGTGGTGGGTCTTCTCTCGCCGTTGGAACTGGGTCGATTTCTGGATATGCGGGTCCTATAGCGTCTAGCCCTACGGCAATAGTTCTGTTTGATTCATCGACATTCAATGTCAATTTGCAGGGATCAGCTACAGCGTTCGTATCGCTTAATCTCAGTCCTTCCTTATGGACTTCCGCTGGTACCGGGGCACAGGAATGGGATAAGCCAGCAGGTGCAAAGATTATCGAAGTTCTTATCTGTGGAGGTGGAGGCGGTGGTGGTGGAGGATCGGGTGCGGCCGCTGGATCAGTAAGGGCTGGAGGTGGAGGTGGCGGTGGTGGTTATTGCGCTCATAATACATTCCTTGCCTCTGTGTTCGGAACTAGCGTCACTGTAACGATTGGATCTGGAGCAGGAGGAGCAAACGGAGGAAATGCCGGAGCCGGATCAGACGCTTCCCAGGGTGGAGATTCTACTTTTGAAGTATGGCTTACAGGATACGGCGGTGGCGGCGGAGCTGGTAACGCCGCTGGAGCAGGCGGCGGTGGCGGTGGAGGTGGAACTTCCAAAGGGAATGGTTCAACAGCAACTGCTGGGGGAACCGGTGGGACTTGTTTTGTGGCGGCGACAGCGGCCAATACGGCTTCTGCGACATGCGCCGGAGCGGGTGGTGCTACAGCCGCAACGAGTGGAGCGGTTGGACCGGGAGGGTATTTCTCAGGTGGTGGTGGCGGAGCAAGCACAACGGCAGGAGCTACTTCCAGCGTGGCTAAGGGAGGAAGTTCCGTGTTCTCAGCGGCTGGTGGTGGAGCAGGAGGTGGAGTAAACGCCGCCTCTCCAGGTACAGCGCAGAATGGACTTGACGGAGGTTCAACCGGCGGGAATGTGACGACGGCTGGCGGTGGTGGAGGGGCTGGCGGATCTGCAAGTGATGGATCGAATGGTTATGACGGAGATTCGTCGAGAGCCGGAGCCGGTGGTGGTGGGGGGGCTTCAAGCAACAGCACTACTGGATACAAAGGTGGCAATGGCGGTGTCCCCGGAGGCGGCGGAGGTGGCGGTGGAGCAGGGACAAGCGTTGGCGGAGCTGGAGGAGCTGGCGGGAATGGAAAGGCTTGGGTATGGACCTACTTCTAATCTTCCTCCTGATCATAGGATTGTCCGTTCCCTCATTCGGGTCAGTCTCATCCGTAGGGACTCCAGGATACTTCTACGCGAACACGAACTCCGGAAGCACGAGCATAACCGTACCGTCTGGAGCAGACATCGTGATGTTTGGGATCTCAGGCTGGGAATCCGGTGTGAATAATTTCTACAGCGGTGGATCAATGACCGTTAATGGGAGCGCGTGTAGCGTTGGGCGCGCTGACGACACTGATTTCAATTATGACTTCACCGCTATCTTTTACTGCGTCTCTCCTCCGTCAGGAAGTCAGACCGTGGCGTGGGATTGGTCCGGGACAAACACGCCGTCTGACGAAACGACCGTCCACTATGCTTTTTATTCTGGCGTTGACACATCAAATCCAATAAGAAGCTCTGGCGGACAAGCGACAGCAACTAATACAGCATCGGCTGGGACTTTAACAGCAAATTCTGGAGACTATGCCTTTGGCGTATGCTATGCGTACGACAGTGTTGGACTTCCGACAAACGTGACATGGACAGGATTAACGGAACAGGCCGATTTTACTGCGACAGGTGGAACTCCGGCAGACAACAGAACATCGTATGCCGATTCAGCCATGTCTGGGAATACCGCAATCAGCGCGTCTCACTCTGGTGGAGGTGGTGCCGCTCCATACGCAACCGTCAGCGCCGTTGTCCTCCGTCAATCTTCCTCAGGTATTCCAACCGTGCTGACGACGCCACCACTTATCAATTCCTATACCTCCGCCACAGCTAACGGAAACGTGACATCTGAAAATGGGGCTTCGGTTACAGATCGTGGAGCATGCTGGAGTACATCGGCAAACCCCACAACGTCAGACACATGTGTATCAAACGGATCTGGGACTGGAACATTTACAGCTGGATTTACGGGTCTATCGTCGGGTGTAACTTATCACGTGAGGGCATATGCGACAAATTCTCAAGGCACCGCTTACGGGGAAGATATCTCTTTCGTTACGATTCAAAGCAATAGAGGGTATAGACCCTTTGGTGCAAAAATGGGGAAGGTACGACTTTAATGAGTGAAAGATACTTTATGAGAAAGGCTGATCTGGCCTATATCCTTGTCATTCTTACACTTTGTGGTGCTGTATGGGCAGGGATAAAGGTTCCTATGAAGTGGGAACAGACTACAAAAGACGTTGAGAATATTAAACCAAGACTTGAGCATTTAGAACTTGCTCACGCTGAACTTGACGCCAGAAACACGACCCAGATGACGCTGATCATCCGTGAGCTTGATGGAATACATCGGGAGTTAAAGGGATGGAAGAATCAGGTCAGCACTGTAAACACTGCGGAGAAAGGTTGATTGCTTGGCCGGAGGAATTGGGGATGAGCTGCCCCTTGGGGTGTATCGATATTTACTTTATGGGCAAATTGGTTTATTCCAAGATTCACCATGAATGATGTGAGAGACTATTCTATAGGAAATATGAAGAAGCTCAGATATTGCTTTTATGGAATACCACTTTTTGAGCCTCTTAATCGCAATAGCCTGTTCATTGGATATCTTGCTTCTAAAATGATCTTCTCCGTGCTTCATCCTATTTTTACGAGATGCATCTTCAAGATTATTTTTACAAGTTCCAATAAAAAGATGTTTTGGATTGACACATGGAGGATTGTCACATTTATGGCAAACAAAGAGTCCGCTGGGAATTTTTCCCCGATAAAGCTCATACATAAGCCTATGAACTCCGATCTTTCTTCTTCCCCATCTTATTCTTCCATAGCCATTATCTTTATGCCCAGTCCAGACCCAGCATGTTTTGGATTTCTTGATAAATGGAAATATCCTATCTTTAACAGAATATCTTCTTATTTCAGAGTAATGAGTGCCCATAAATGTATCTTAGCATACTGATAACAAATGCAAAGGATATTTTTATTTCTTGGGTTACGACTGCCCAAATGGATGCCGCCAATACGAATCGGATGGACATGTCGATTCAAAGAGACAGGACTAAAAATGACTGTTAAACGATTGATCTTAAACAGGCTGATATTCACAGACCGATCAACAATCGGAGAGCTATCGATTGAAGGACGACCGATTTGTTTTACCC